ACCTCTAGTTGCGGTATTCAATGGCCTACGCCAAGGTTAGCTAAGAGGGGCGAATCTCTTAACTAACCTCATCTTACATCACAATATAATTTAAAACAATCACATAATCATAGATTTATCTTGTGCATAACATGTTTTACAACGCTTATCTTCACAAACATCAGCCATTCTTAACTTGCCTTTGCGCAAGGTTTCAATGCTTTGTTTTTTCCATTTACCGTAGTTTTCTGCTTTACCTGTATACCCATATTCCAAGTCACAATAAGAGCAAGCATATAAATCACCGAATGATTTAAAACACTTGTACCCACACTTTGGACAAAAATATACATAAGGCTTATCAGCGTAATAGCGCAACAATTCCAAGAATGTATGTCTTATCATGTACTCGCAGCTCATCGTGTCACTATAAGCTTGTATGACTGCATAAACTCAGTATCTAAGTTGTCATCAAGACACTTAATAAAGCCTTTAGCACCTAGATTACTAATTGCTTCATTTACAGCATCACTATCAAGTCCTGTAAATTTAGATAGTTTAATGCTTGATACACGCACTATTTGCTCATCATCACTCATGTCAGCCAGGCCAATCAAAATTAACTTTTCATGCGGCGTGATTGTGTCAGGATGCTGTCTCAATGCCCATGCTAATGCTCTTATCATCTTTACTCCCTGTGTTATTGTTATTTTTATTTAATCTGCTCTTATAAAACTTGCTATGCGTGTTCACATCGTCTGCTAGTAATTCTCCTTCAGTTAACCTTTCTAAATTAAGTTGATGCAAATATGGTATATAACCCTGTTTGCGCCAAAACTGTATTGCTTGGGGCGTTATATTTAAAGTTTTTGCCATCTTATAATATGTCTTAAAGTACTGTTTTGCTTCTTCTAATGTCATTTTTTAATCCTCCGTTAATAACAATATTAGTAAAATAAATTTACTTTTACAATAGATATGATAAAATTATTTTAACTATTATAAAGGAGAAACTATGTTAACTGAACAACAACGTATAGATAGAAGGCTGGGTATAGGAGGCTCTGACGTGCCTATAATCATGGGGCAATCAAGTTTCATGACACCAGTTCAATTGTGGCTACAAAAACGCGGTGAACTAGAGCTTGATGACACGCAAAGTCCTCAAGCTTACTGGGGTAGTATGCTAGAGGATTTGGTTAGGCAAGAGTTTGTTAAACGTAACAACGTAACTGTAGAGCAACCTGACACTATTATACATTCTAAATATGAGTATCTGCGAGGTAACTTAGATGGCTATATACCTGAGCTTGATGCTGTGCTTGAGGTTAAAACTTGCAATCAGTTCATGAGTCACGAATGGGGGCAGGATGGTACTGGAATTCCACGCAGGTATTTATTGCAGATAGCTTTTTATTGTATGGTTAAAAACGCTTCTAAGGCTTACTGTGCGGTTTTAATCGGTGGACAAGATTATCGTGAGTATGAATATGTGCGTGATGAATGGCTTGAAGATGAGATACTTGAAGCTTGTCAGAAATTCTGGAGCTGCGTGCAATCAGGTGAGCAACCTGCCGCACAATACGCAGATATGAAGTACTTGTACAAAGGTGATACCGATAAAAGTATTGTTATGCAAGCAGAGCATTTTGAGAAACTTAAAACATTGCGAGATATCAAAGTACAACGCACACTACTAGATAAGGCCGAAGAAATTACAAAGTTTAATATCATGGACTACATGAAAGACGCTGAATATTTGACTGATAATGACGGTAAAGTACTTGTAAGCTGGAAAGCAAACAAGCGTGGCAGAACATTTTTAGTGAAAGGTGAATAAATGAATACACAATTGCAACAAATTGCATTGGCTGAAAAGATGCAAACTAAAGTATTGGCTCTATGGGAAGACGATAAATCATTAGCTGATATACGAAAAGCTTATGCTAAAAATGCAACAGATACAGAATTTAATATGCTTATTGAAATGGGAAGGGCTACGGCACTTAATCCTTTTTTAAGAGAAATCTGGCTTGTTAAATACGGTAACGGCGCAGCGCAAATATTTATCGGACGAGATGGATATAGAATAGCAGCGCAACGCCAACCAGATTATGATTATCATTTGGTTGATGCAGTATATAGCAATGACAAGTTTCAAATGTGGAATGGAGAAGTGCAACACCAGTATGAAATAGCTAACAGAGGTCACTTAATTGGTGCGTATTGCGTGGTAAAACGTAAATCAGCGTCACGTACAATGTATGTCTATGTTGAGTTTACAGAATATGACTTAAAGCAAGGATTATGGAAAAGCAAGCCTGCAACAATGATTAAGAAAGTTGCTGAAGCACAAGCTATAAGAATGGCATTTCAATCAACATTTGCCGGAACTTATGCTGAAGAAGAACTTCCGGAAAGCAAGTCAAAAATACCAGAAGATAAACCAGTGGCAGGCAATGTTTACGATGCTCAGGTTGTTAAATCTGAAGTGGTAATGATAACTGAAGAACAAGTTACTAAAATTGATGACTTAATGATGCTTGGCGATATATCATATGAACGTATTATTGACGCAATTAAAAAGTTTTATAAAAAAGATTCGCTATCAAAATTAACTGCATTTGAGGCTGATAATTTTATAACAAGATTAGAAAAAAGGGTTCAGAATGAGCTTTCTCAGAATAATGATGTTAAAGGCGTTGTTGAACATACTGAAGCATCAACAGATGAGAGCGAAGAATCCTAAAAAATGGGCGCAAATTGAAATAAAAAAAATAATAATTTTTATAAAAATAACGGAACTCAATCATGTTAAACGAAGTTACAATCATAGGGCACGTTGGAAACATTGAATCAAAAACATTACCGAGTGGTAGTGCTATGACAAAATTATCAATTGCTGTCAAAGATGGGTGGAAAGATAAACAAGGAGAATGGCAAGAAAAGACTACTTGGTTCGGAGTGCAAACTTATCAAAAGCTTGCTGAAATCATTGTCAAAAAAGCCTCAGTTGGTAATCTAGTTTATGTGAAAGGTAAGATGCAGCCCAACAAATACACTGATAAAAATGGTGTAGAGCATAACATTACTAATATCATTGTTAATGAGTTTAAAAATCTTACGCCAAAAAGCCAGCGTGAAGCTTCACAACCAAATGAAAATCGTGGTAATGTAAAAGAGCCAGAGATAGTAAGCTTTGATGATGACATCCCTTGGTAGTTAAATCGTCCCTAAGCTACTCGTGCACTCCTCACGGGTAGCGTCTAAGTTTTAAGGTAATTTATAATCGCCTCAATAGCTGCATCCGCGCCCCATATTACTTCTGCATAGTAACCTTTATCTTTTAAACGTTGTATAAAATTACTTTGCGCAGGAGTAGGTTTATTCTTGCCCCATTTAAGCTCTATAAAACAGCCGTGGTACGTTTTTGTTGGATAAGGTATAAATATGTCAGGGGTTCCAGGACGTAAGCCCATGCGCTTGTATAATCGCCCTAGAATCAAACTACGCTTACCCTCATTGGGTATGCTAAAGGCCAAGTCTTTTAACTCATAATGCAAGTTAATCCAGTTGAACAATTTTATCTGTTCGTCACGCTCAGCCATTAACTTACCGCTCTTTTTAACCAGCCTTTAAGAAACTTTGAAAAGGTAGCATTTTTTTCTACTAAGCTTAAATAGAACTGTACGCACTCATAGCGCAATGCAGAGATTAGTTCTTGACTGGAAATAGTATCAATTGCAATCATGCTTGCAGGGCCTAACTTGCCATCAACATCTAAGCTTTTCCCGCACGCATTACAAGCACGTTGTAATAACTTAGCTGCCTGAGTCAAGCCCATGTTTACAGACATATCAAATAACTTTGCAGCAAGTTCATTTGATGCTATTGAGTCACATTTTTGCTTTTTCCAGAAATGCTCAAAATAGATTTTTTTGGCATCGTCAAGTGTAAGGCCACGGATATCAGCCGCATCAACTTTGCCATCATTATTAATGTCAACCCAGTCAAAACCCTTATAAACATCTTGCAGAAACCGCAAACTAACACCATAGTTAGTAGCGCCACCCGCATCACCTTTAACATCATTATAACCGCCTTCATGTTTTATTGTTTTTTTAAATGCTAGCTCAAAATCAGCCATGATTACTATTCTCCTTGTTGTAATATTCTTTTTCTTTTTGTACAACAATTTCCTCACAAACACTGTTTTCAGTAAAATGTGACCTGCCGAATATACGAACTGCAATATACATTTTTAAACTTGAATACAACGAATTGCCTTCATTACGCAGTAACCAAAAAAACATGTCATCAATTTCTTTTCTTGTTCTTTTTTCAGGACAACTGTAATTATAGTCATGCCAAATAGATGGATATACAAACGATGATTTATATGGCGCATCAATAAACCACAGCGCTTTTGGTATACTTGCAAAATCTGTGCGGTAGAAAGCAGGAACAACACTTGATTCTTTGTTGATATTATAAATAGTATCTTCAGTAGTTAAATAATCATATTCTTGATAGGGAAATAATGGGCTTTTTTCAATCACATCAACTTCATAAGTTTCTATTTCTTGAAACATCATTGCACACCCAAAGTATGTAATGATTAAAATCCCTAATGTTATTACCATAGCATTTTTTATTTTAGACATTTTTCACCCTTATATTAAAAAACCCCATTTTCTGGGGTCTTTTTATTATGGGGTTAATGTTAATGCTTGCCAAGCAAAAACAGAAGCTCCTGGGTCTCCAGAACAAAGAACTGTGATGGTATTAGCGCTAGGTGTAACTTTTTGGATGCTAACAGCATTTGCGCTAGACTGAATTGAAACAAACGCTAAGTCAGTAGCGGCAGCACCTGTTGCTGTAATTGTAACTGTTGCAGAGCCGCCAGCCTCATTGTGCTTATTAGCAAATTTGACAACAGCAGCAGGTTGAATTGCAGTTTCTAGTTTTGCTTTAGTTACAGCAGCATTAATAATTTTAGTTGTGGTTACTGCGTTAGCTGCAATTGTTACTGCGCCCGATGATGCTATTGTGGCATCCCCAGACATTGCAACTGCTGTAGCTACTCCCGCACCGTTTCCCACCAAAATATTTGCAGTGGCTAAAGGTAAAGTGGTGCTTGAAGCAACCAAAGACCAGTTACCAGAACTATAACTAATTTCAAGCCATGCTACTTGTACGCTTGTAGCACTTGGAGAAGACTTGATAGTTACTAAAGCCATGTCTGATTCTTTAAAGCTTGCGCCTTCTTGTTGAGCTTTGTTCAAATAGCCTGTAGTAGTTACAGTTGCTAAAGTGTCATTAGTGTCAATGTAAACAATACGTGGATTGACATCCACAAGACCAGTTACAGATGTTACAATATTTAAAATTGCCATGATTATTTTCCTTTTTTGCGCGCCATACGGATATTATCAACCAAATTCGGGTACTTTCTGCCCGCAGCTTTAGCAGCAGCCTTTGCAGCCGTTTTCTTCTTTGGTGATAGTGGTTTAGGTTTGCCAAGTTTTGCGGGTCTTGGCTTGTCCCAAATTTCTTTGTGTGTCATTTGCAATCCCATTTTCTAAGTGCTAATGCTTTGCGTGTTGGTCTGCCTTTTTCATCCTTCATGGCTCCTTTAACGCCAGACATTCGGGCGCAAAAAGATGACCTGCGGGCGGCTGCCTTTGGTGATTTCTTGGCTTGCTCAGCACTTACTGGTGGTTTAAGATTACCACCTGTTGCACGATTGTATTTAGCTCTTCCGGCTGCTGTTAAACCTCCAGAAGGATTCTTGTCTTTTTTAGTCATTACAACAGATGGTTTCTTTTTCATTATGCACCTAATTGGTCATGAATCGCCTTAAGTGAATCTACATCTACACACGCATTGATATCGGATTTAATAACTGCATACTTTTCACGAATCTTTACACGCTCTGCTTCTGCTGCGGTATAGTCATCACCTGGAATCTGCAAAGCTACGATTGCATCAAAAGGCTTAAACTCTTCTGCTCTAACTTCTTTGCG